CCCCAATGTCGAATTCTGCGATGTAGTCTTGTAGTGTCATAGTTATTATTTATTATTATACGGTAGGCTGAAGGTACTGTTTCACACAATCTGACTTTTTTCTAAAATTATGTTGATATATATTAAGAACCACATGAAACATTTGGATTGTGGCTTATATAATAACTATATTAACTTAAACAAAAACAAGAAAACATGGAAACACCAAAAGGAAGAACAGTAATGAATGAAACTGAAAAAGCAATGATCCAACAGTATAGAGCTCAAGGATACTCATTCGAACAAATTGCACGATTCACAAGAAGATCTACTTCATCAGTAAAGAGAGTAGTCTATGGTTGGAATCAAAAATAAAAATAAAACATAAAAATGGCATTTATAAAATTAGAAATAGAGTTATTAAAACTAGGATCCGATGAAGCAATTATGGTTGCTGTCATTGGATCTTGGGTAAAGAATAAAAAACAACATTTCTTATCTCAACAAGAATACTGTGATTTATATGGTATATCTAGAAATACATATAAGAGATGTCTTAAAAAATTAAAAGATAACGGTATTGTTAAAGTAGTTAGAAAATTAACTAATAACAGACAGGTGCTTATTATTGATAATGATGAATTACAGTTTGTTTTAGAAAATGGTTACAGGCCCAAAACGAGCCAGTGTCTGGCCCAAAACGAGCCAGCCAACGGCCCAAAACGAGCTAGTGACCGGCCCAAAACGAGCCAGCCAACGGCCCAAAACGAGCCAACCCATATACTAGATAAGGTACAAGATAAGGTTACTAAAGAAGTAACTATAGAAAGTACTAAGCCTGAACCTTTTTCTTTTGATATTTTTAAGGAAGAAGTAAAGCAAAACGATATTGATCCATTTATGGCTAGTCTAGCCCTAGATTTTGATAATGAATATTAATTAAGATACATAACTAAACAAACGATATGACAATAAAAGTTCCACATTGGATTACTGAAATAAAAGATGACCACTTAAAGGTATTCTTTTGGTTTTGCGATAGAATGGCTAGACAGCATGGATGGAATGATACCTATACTATGCATATAGATGATGTAGTCCGTATCTGTGATAAAAGAAACAATGGTCTTATAGACTGGTTACATGCACAGACCGCACATACTAAACGTATTACTATTGGCCATATGTATGATAAGGTTATTTGCTTTAGTTTACCAGAACCTAAGATTGCGCGTCAACCAGGAGAAAGAGGTAGAACCAGAGTAGAGAAGTTTTATGAAGTCGAGTTAGAGGACCAAAGAGCACGTTACGTTTATATCTACTTATTAGGTTGTCTTAACCAGAATTTACTTGAAGATAATTCACGTAGCATTGATAGGCATAACACTAACGCATGGGGTTTAAAAGAATTCCACTTAGGCAGAGAAATCCAGGGCTATATAAAAAAACCAAAGCCATGCGAAGACGAAAGCTAAATAGAATGGTATATGATAATTACCCTACTTGTTCTCAAGCTGATAAAGAAGAGGCACAAGAAAGGGTATTTGAATACTACTATGATCGAAATGATATGGACCTAGATCTTGCATTAGAAGAGATAGCATCAGATCTTATTAGATTAGAAAATACTGAGCAGTACGAACGCTGCCTCATGTTAAAAGATATACTAGAAAGATTTGAATAAATTCCTATCAGATAACTACGAGCAAATTATTACCATGTCTAAGAAGATTTGTCGCTTGAGTCCAGAATCAGAAGAAGTAGCACATTTTGCTATAGCTGAATTCATGGAACATGAAAGAGCACAGGAGCTTGTCGATGCTGGCAGAGCGATGAATTTTCTTAGCGGTATTATACATAGATCATTTCATTCATCTACTAGTAAGTATCATACAATCTATAGACAAAAGAATAGAATGCATGGATTGCCCCAGTCACACGATAATATCCAAGATGATAACATATATGACTGGGAACAAGATATCGCAACAGAGGCTATCCAAGGCATTCTGGAAGATATGAAGGCAGATACTATAGAACTCTGGTTTAGAGCTGTACTATTCGAGATGTGGATTAAGGAACCAAACTTCTCAGAATTGTCGCGCCAAACTAAAATACCAAGAACAAGTATCGCTAAAGCAGTAGAAGAAGCAAAAGCATACATACAACTAACATTACAAAATAATAACATATACTATGAGTGATTTAATATTACAGATAATAGGCTTTGCATGTCTAGGCCACTTAGTCACAGACTTTATAACACACTTCCATTTACCAGAGTTACCAGAAAAACCATTTAAGTGTGATATGTGTATGACCTACTGGATTTCAATCATACCACTAATGGTTCAATTTGGCTTTAAAGGTATTCTTTATGCAGCCATCTCTTCAATTATTGCAAACATTATATTTAAGTATACATTATGACACTACAAGACAAACAATGGTTAGATGCACATCCATACATTTTAGGTAATGTAAGGATAACACCAGAAGACAATAGAGAACTATTTGCAATCTATAATAGATTAACTGGTGAAACAATGAAAGTAACATCATGCGGCCGCTGTGTAGCAAATGTTAAAAAAACAATTAAACACTATTATGATCAAGAAAGAAGTAACAATTAGTGGTATTAAGTATACCGTTAGAGCAACAACATTAAAAGGAGTGGAAGACGGCATTAAGATGCTAAAACGCGCGCTCAAACAAACTAAAAAAACAGAAGACGAAGATGGCATTTAAAGGAGGAGACGAAAACATTAATAGAGAGGGTAGACCAAAAGGTGTACCTAATAAGACTACTAAGCAAATCAGAGAAGCCTATCAAAAACTAACAGAAGACAATCTAGATAGAATGTCAATCTGGATATCACAGGTGGCTTCTGAGGATCCTGCTAAAGCAATGGATATAATGATACGTCTTTCAGAATACATCATCCCTAAGTTAGCCAGAACAGAAGTAACTGGTAATGATGGTGAAGACCTATTTAAAAATATCAAGTTTCAATTTGGTCCTGATGTTAACGACCAAGACAAAAGAGAAGACTAATGCAGTTTACAGGATTTACGCCTCACAATAAACAAAGACAAATGATTCAATCTATATTAGAGAGTGAATCAAAGTTTCATGTAGCCTGTGTAGGTAGACAGTTTGGTAAGTCCTTAATGGCAATGAATCTTATCCTCTACTGGGGTATTAATCATGGACCAGTTAAAATACTGTGGGTCAGTCCAGTCTACTCACAAACAGATAAAGTCCAGAAAGAACTAATGCAAGCCATTGGTGAATCTGGTATTGTAAAATCATGTAACTACTCATCAAATGAAATTATTCTTAAAAATGGTACTCAAATTCTTTTTCGCTCAGCTGAGAGATACGATAACATCCGTGGTCTCACATGTGACTATGGGATTATCGACGAGGCTGCTTTCTGTAAAGACGAAGCCTGGCAAGAGGCAATAAGACCAGTCTTTATGGTTAAAGGTAAGAAAGTCTTATTCATCTCTACACCAAAAGGTAAAAACTGGTTCTATGACTTATATCAATTAGGACAATCAGAAGACTACAAGCAATACAGCAACTACACAGGTACATCCTATGACACTCCGTATATAGATCCAATAGAGATAGAGGATGCAAAGAAAACCCTGCCAGAGAATGTATTCAAACAAGAATACCTAGCACAATTCATAGACAGTGGAGGTGAAGTCTTCTCTAACATAGACAAGAACTGCTTCGCTGCATGGACAGCACCACAAGGCCGAGTCTACTGTGGAATTGATTTAGGTAAACAGAACGACTGGACAGTAGCCACATTTGTAGACTCTACTGGTAAAGTAGTAGATATTTACAGAGCTAACTCACAAGAGTGGACTCAGATGACTAATGAGATACTCGCAAGACTACGCAAGTGGAATGCAACTGCAATGGTCGAAGTTAACTCTATTGGTGATGTTATCTTTGAGCAAATCAAAAAGCAATGGCAAAACACAATACCATTTGTAACCACATCAAAGTCTAAACAAGAAATCATAGAAGGCTTAATCTTAGATATGAATGATGATGTGATTCAGATACCTGGAAGAGAACTATTCTCATGGCTCTACAACGAGCTTCAGATATTTACATATGATTATAATCCTAAGACAAGATCGATTAAATACGGACATCCAAGTGGCCAGCACGATGATACTGTGATGTCTCTAGCAATTGCAAATTACAATCGTAAACAAAACAAGACTATAGGTACCTATGCCGTCATGGGTAGACTTTAGTAATTCATAATTCATAGACTTTATATTTAATACTATATGGCAGTAAGAGTAAACATTGGAGACACCACGTGGGAAATACCTGAAAGACTTACACTAGAAGAGTGGAAAGCCTTACAGCAGTGGGAGTTTGAGAACGAGGCACACTGGCCTTGGATCATTAACACTATTAGTGGTATACCTGCACATGAGTTTAATGGTGCCGCTCCAGATAGTATGCAACTGTTTATAGGCTTTATAATCTCAGCGATGAATCTAAGAACTCTGAAACATCAACCAGATTTTGACAAGATTAACTTTGGCCAGTTTGTGGACTTAGATTGTTTTGTGTCTCTTGGTATTGAGAAGCACATAGAAGCCATACTTGAGATACTCGATGTCGACACGCCATGGGCTAATGAAGCGCTGGCCTCGGTAGAACAATATATAAAGTGGAGAACATCTATCTACAAACAATACGCACAACTCTTTGGTATTAAAGAGGGTGATGAGGCCTTAGTAGATGTAGCAGAGTTTAACCCTAAAGATGTGAGCCGTGGTTGGTATCAGATTATAGTAGAACTTGCAGGTGAAGACATACTTAAAATGGATCAGATTACAGCAGAGCCATTACATAAGGTCTTAACCTTCTTACAAATAAAGAAAGAGAAAGCAATAGCAGCTGCACAACAAGCACGCAAACAAAAGTTAAAATCATGACATACAAACAGATTATAAACAGATTCAGAACCATCGTTAGTGAACACCGCATGTTGAAAGACTTCGGTTATGGCCAACTGTCAGACCTAAAGACTCAATCACAATTGGGACCTGAAGAGCAGGGTGTAGATTACCCTTACTTGTTCTTATTGCCTGGTACAAGCACAAGAAACCAGTCAGTAATGAATTACCAGTTTAATGTGATCATAATGGACATGGCACGTGGCGAAGAGGGTGATGAGTATGACAACTATATCTCAATCCAATCACAGTGCCAACAATACATTGATGATGTGTTAGCAAGACTCTACTACTATTACAGAGATCAGCCTGAGGTAACCTTAACTGGCATCTCATACACTCCATTTAAAGAGAAGTACCAAGATGAATTAGCAGGCATGACTGCAACTGTAACTATCCAAGTACCAACACCACTTGACGAGTGCATCGCGCCATTCCAATCGTTTAATCAAGTAGTTAGTGTTATTAACTCTCAAGAGTACACAATAGGTGGTGATCCAGGTGAAGATGACGTGTTCACATACAATGTTACACTCTTTGACCCAGCGTTTGAATGGAACGTAAACAGGTACACAACAACAGTACCAGGCGAATATGAGTTTGTCATAGATCAGCCTATAACCTTAAACCAACCAGCGGAAGGTGAAACACTACCTTCTCAACCTGTTATTAATCAATTAATACAGGGTCAACCTGGTAAACTAATTGAAGCAACCACAGCACAGGGGG